GAAGTCGAAGAAGACTTAGATTAATTCATTATAAAAAACTTCATTTGTATAAATAAATGTACGTAAAAGGAAAATACTTGTAGTGAAAACATTTAAACAGATCCGAGAAAAAAAGTCGTCCAAGTATAAGGGGAAACCTGTGTACTCGGCAAAGACTACTGGATCTATAAAGGTTCCTGTGGTAATAGTAAAGGAACCTAAAGGTTACTGTGTTTACATAGACGGTGACAAATTAGATGTATTCAAAACAGAATCAGAGGCAATGAAGACTCTGAAGACAACAGTTAAATCACTAGGTGGTAAACTCAAATGAAGTTAATAAGTGAATTTAGAGAAAACGATCTTCAGTGTATCGTTGAGAAGAAAGAAGATGGCGAGAAGAATTACGTCATTGAAGGAATCTTCATACAAACAGAATCAAAGAACAGAAATGGACGTGTATACCCAAAACCTATTATGGAAAAGGCAGTGGGTACATATGTCGATCAACAAGTTTCTAAGAAACGTGCGGTAGGGGAATTAAATCACCCCGAAGGGCCGACCGTTAACTTAGACAAGGTTTCGCACCTTATCACGGATCTCAGATTTGAGGGAAATGATGTGGTCGGAAAGGCACAAATATTGGATACTCCAATGGGTAAGATTGTTAAAGGTCTCCTTGATGGTGGTGTACAATTGGGTGTGTCAACTCGTGGTATGGGAAGTCTGGAACAAAGAAATGGCGCTATGTACGTCAAAGACGACTTTATTCTTAGTACGGTAGATATCGTACAAGATCCATCTGCACCAGATGCTTTCGTCAATGGAATTATGGAAGGTGTAGATTGGGTTTGGAATAACGGCATTTTGGAACCTCAGATTATTGAAGATATAGAGACTGAAATTAAAACCGCACCGAAAGCGTTTCGTCCAGAAGTGCAAATTCGTGAGTTTAAAAATTTCCTCTCGTTAATCAAATCTAGTATATAAGGAGTCACTATGACTGAAGAAAATAAAGTCGGAGTTGAACTTCACGATGAAATTGATAACGAAATCGTGGAGGAAACTCTCGAAGAAGCACAAGCACCTACTCCAAAGGGCAAACCAGATCCAGAGGCAACTACTGAACCTGAATCTATTGCATCCGTGGACAAAGCTGCTGACGCTACTAGTAAAACTGCCCCACCTACACCAAAAACTAAAGCTGGTGTAATTAGTGCGATGGTTGACAAAATGCAGAAGATGGCGAAAGCAGATCTTCAAAGCATGTATCAATCAGTGCATAAAGAGTCAGTTGAATTAGAAGCGGACGAAGTGGTTGCAGAAACTACCGATACAACTTCCGAGTTGGATGCGTTGGTAGAATCTGAAGCAACTTTGTCAGAAGAGTTCAAAGAGAAAACTGCTGTTATCTTTGAGGCTGCTGTTAAGTCTAAACTATCAGAAGAAGTTGATCGTTTAGAGTCACAGTACAAAGAAGAACTTGCTGAAGAAGTATCATCTATTAAAGGTGATCTTGTTGAGAAAGTAGATTCTTACCTCAACTATGTGGTTGAATCTTGGATGGAAGATAACAAGGTTGCGGTACAGAACGGTCTCCGTACTGAAATCGCAGAAACTTTCATGGACAAAATGAAGGATCTCTTTACTGAGTCTTACATTGAAGTCCCTGAATCTAAAGTTGACCTAGTTGACGAACTGGCAGAACAGGTAACTGAGTTGGAAGAAAAACTTAACTCAACAACTGGTAACGCTATTAAGTTGGCAGAAGAACTTGAAGTAATGAAGCGTGATTCTATCATCGCTGAAGCTGCTAAAGGTTTAGCTGACACCCAAGTAGAGAAATTACACGGACTTATCGAAGGTATCGATTTTGATGACGAGGAATCGTTTTCTAAGAAAGTTGGTATCGTAGTAGAGTCACATTTCTCAGCACAAAAAGAAACAAGCGTAGTAAGCGAAGACGTTGAAGTTGAAGATGATGCAGATACAACTGTAGAACTATCTTCTTCAATGGATGCGTATGTTAACGCTATTAAGAAAACTATTAAGTAAGGAATAATAAAATGCAACAATCTTACGATCAATTAATCGAAAAGTGGTCACCAGTACTTAACGAAAGTTCTGCTGGTGAAATTAAAGATCACCACCGTAAAGCGGTAACTGCTGCTATTCTTGAGAACCAAGAAAAAGCAATGGCAGAAGCCCGTCAAGCTGAATCTGGATTTATGACAGAAGCAGCTCCTGCTGGTGCTAACACAGGTTCAATCGGTACATGGGATCCAGTTTTGATCTCACTAGTTCGCCGTGCGATGCCTAATCTAATCGCATACGATGTATGTGGTGTACAACCTATGAACGGCCCAACTGGTCTCATCTTTGCGATGAAATCACGTTACGGTGCTGGTTCAACTTCATCACGTGAAGCTCTGTTCAACGAAGCAGAAACTAACTTCTCTGGTGTAGGTACTCATGACTCAGATAACGTATCTGGTTTCAACGGAATCGCCCCTGCTGGTGACTCTGCTGATGCACTACGTGCTGGTGGAGCAGGAACAGGTGATACTACTGCCAATATGGAAGCATATGGTTCAAGTGGTGGAGCTGCGTTCGAAGAAATGGGATTCACCATTGAGAAGCAAACTGTAACTGCAAAGTCACGTGCTCTTAAAGCTGAATACTCACTAGAACTTGCTCAAGACCTTAAAGCAATCCACGGTCTTGACGCTGAAACTGAACTTGCGAATATTCTTTCAACTGAGATCCTTGCGGAAATCAACCGTGAAGTTATTCGTACAATCAATACTCAAGCGAAAACTGGTTGTCTACAAGCTAACGTTACTAAGAATGGTATCTTTAACTTGTCTTCAGACGCTGACGGACGTTGGAGTGCTGAGAAGTTCAAAGGTCTAGTAGTACAGATCGACCGTGAATGTAATGTCATTGCTAAAGAAACAAGACGTGGAAAAGGTAACGTAGTTATCTGTTCTTCTGACGTTGCTACTGCATTGTCTGCTTCAGGTATGCTTGACTACTCACCTGCTATGTCAACTCAATTGCAAGTTGATGACACTGGTAATACTTTTGCTGGTACTTTAGGTGGACGTATTAAAGTATACATCGATCCATATGCACAAACTGACTACATCACAGTAGGTTATAAGGGTACTAACACTTATGACTCTGGTGTATTCTACTGCCCATATGTACCGTTACAAATGGTTAAAGCAGTTGGTGAAGATACTTTCCAACCAAAAATCGGTTTCAAAACTCGATATGGTATGGCAAGTAACCCATACGTGGGTTCAACACCTACTGACGGTTTGGCTGCTGCTAAATCTAACCAGTACTACCGTATCTTCCGTGTGGACAACATCCTCACATAAGGTATATAAAAATAAGAGTAGGGTTAACCTACCACATTTTAAGGGACTCTTCGGAGTCCCTTTTTTTATGTGTATAAATAAGTTTGTTCACGAACTGAACAACGTAGTAAAGTCGGTATTACTGCACGGTATTATCGGGGTCTCTGGTTATCCAGTAATCTAGAAAACAGGAGAGTACTATGCGTATCATTGCAATTGCATTCGCATTAGTTTTGTCTGCTTGTTCCACCGTTGATGCAACCATTGACGGTACTGGTGGTGTTATTAAAGGTGTCGGTTCAGATGTCTTTGGTGTTACCGCAGGCGTATTGGATGTAACATCTAATCTTATTAAAGATGTTGCAGACAAGACTGGAACTGCCGCAACTAAGCCAGAAGAAGAGTAAAAGGAAAGGGGACTTCATGTCCCCTTTTTTATGGACATTATCTGGTCATTTGTTTAGAAGATTGTCCGTTTAAATGGGACATAAAAAAACCCCACCGAAGTGGGGCGAGAGAGATTTAATTTGGAGCGGAGCAGAGGACTTGAACCTCCATCTTTAGGTTGGACACCTAACGTAATCGTTATACCAACTCCGCATAATATGTATATATTATACCATAAATCTTAGGTCAATGTCAAGCGATTTTTACTAATTCTTTTAAGTTTTCTTTACCACGTACTTGCGGAAGGAAACCTAGAACACGCAGTGGGAAAACGTCTAGTCCACATGCTTGAAGATCTGACTTGTGTTGATCCAACATTTTAAGGAACTTCTTTCTTTTAATATCTATAGTTGCCTTTGCAGTCGGAGATCCAACGTGTCCGATTAGATCTGTATATTTACCTGTTTCCACGTAACGTGTAATAGCTTGCATGATAACACGATACTGGTAACCTTCACCAATACACGCACCGTAAGTATCAGTCGTTTCATTATATTCACCACCAAGAGTGTATTCTGTAGAAGAATGATTCTCGATCCAGTCCTGTACTTTAGGTATGGACGTGTATAGGATATATGGTTGAGGAGTTCCTGCCTCTTCCATAACCATTTTTACTACACGGTTTCTACAAGTCTTATCTCTGGTTTTACCATAGATTCTTATGAACTCATCGTTGATTGCTTTCTCATTGTTCTTGATACGACCAGTAGATACTTTTCGACTCAAGTGTTTACGCATGTCAACTTCTTTATTGAGATGTTTGGGATATCCCTCGTTCTCTCTTGCTTGTACATCTTCCATCTGTTCTGGTGTACCAGCGAACAAAGTAAAGATCCAGTCCTTTTGTCCCAAAGCACGAATTGCCTCAGATCTACCGTAACCATATACAAGAACATAAGGTTTGTCGTATTCATCACCACGGAAGTAAACAGCTGGGGGACATTCTTGATTATCCACACCATCTGCGAAAGACATTCGCAACTGTTCGATTTCAGCGGGAGTGTGAGTTTCTACCTTACCAATGTTACCTTCGATATCATCAATGTGAATCAGATCAAAAGATAGTTTGGTATTTTTTACGGATGTTACACCAAGATCGGTGTAGTCGGGTAACGCAACAGCGTCACAGTTTGAATTGGCATAATCTGCCAGTGCTATAATAGCCATATGATTTCTCCTATTGGATTAAATTAAGTGAAGTATAAGACTCAATGAGAATTATAAAACACAGTATTATTTATAAGATTTCTATCTTATAATGTCAATATCGTCTGCATTTACATTCCATGTTTCCACGGTACGTCTCAGACGACCTTCGCTCTTGAGTTTGTCATAACGTTTGACGGCATTCTTACGCCACCATTCGGTAACACCTTCAAGAGAAAATCTGTCGAAGTTTTCCTTCTTAATTAATGTATCAGTTTCTAGGTTTAGATACTGCGGTACATTTTCATAACCGTATGTTGATACGAACGAACGTTTCTGTTCGGTCAGATCCTTTGCATCTGAGAAAGTTTGACAGAACTTCTTATAGGCAACTTCATCATGTACCTTGAGAGAGGCTTTGATGATAGATGCCATCTTGGTTTGAGTCTTTAGTTTACGAGATGAGGCGTCAACTGGAACCAAGGGTTCACCACCATTTTTCTCAATGAACCATGCACTTAGTCTGCGGAAAGTGTCGTCATTGATAAGTGGTAAGAAGTTTGAGTCTGTCAAACCATTGAATCGCAAGAATGGTTTCATACCATCGTATTGCGAAGCAGACTTAGTTGAACCATATAATGATGTAGTCTCGAACATACAGAAGTTACTGTTGTACTTCTTGTTCAATGCTTCACGTGTATAATGGGAACAACAAATTGCGGCCAGTAATTTACCACCAAGATAGTTGAAACCAAACGGTTGAGTAGGTACAATGTTGAACCCCATGATTGCGGAGTCATTGAACCTTTTCATAATGTCTGGATTCATACTGTCTAGCGGTTTTCCTAACCATTCGTTTCTGGGTTTACTATTAATAGTAGGGGAACCGAAACGAATCATACCAATTACTTTGTTGGTATTCTTTTCTTTAATTACCCACTTCAGTCCCTTGCCTGGGATTGATGCTTCCACTGGTGCGGATGTGACAATCTCCATATAGGACATGAATTGTTGTGCGGGCGATTCTGCGATTACGAACTCCATCTCCGAAGGATGTATATCGAAATCACTGAACAAGTCTTCTTCAGGGCCCATGCCTGGCAGAGAGTACGGAAAGGATTCCATACGTTCCATCTTGACTTGTCTCATGTATTCATCGATGCGTTCTATGTTTCCAAAGAACTCATCAAAAGCGTTTGCACCATACAGTGCATCTTTGTGACTTAAAATCATTTATAATACCTCATCATCTGTTACACATTATACAGTATGTAGCAAAGTTTGTCAAGTAATTTTTAATCGGTCTTGAGAATGATGTCCGTTGTATGTAGGTGGGTGGTTGTCGGTAGTAATATATTCCCACGCAACACTATATCTAAATCGATCACTGGTGTTCCGATAACAACTGTGAATCAACTGGGGGTGAAATAGTATGGCAAAGGGTTCATCTAGTTCAATGTCTATTACTTCTTTCCAATGTTTATCTGATATCCATTCGAATACACCGTG